ATTCGTCGTCAATTGACAATTGCAGCAAGACCGTTCGTATTTGAACCAAATGATGCATTGACAAGACAAGAGATTTCAGGTGTTGTTGAAACACTAATGGTTGATCTTGTTGCTAAGAGAGGTATCTATGACTATCTCGTAGTGTGCGATGAATCAAATAACACACCAGCACGTATTGACAGAAACGAGCTTTGGGTAGACGTAGCAATTGAGCCTGTTAAGGCAGTTGAATTCATCTACATTCCGGTTCGTGTATTCAACACAGGTGAACTTTCAGGACAATAATTAAAGTTAGTGGGTACCCCCGGGTACCCACTAATAAAAGATAAATACTTATAACAGGAGAATACAAAATGGCAACAGCCTCACAATCATTGTTCAACATGACCGTAGCATCTGACAACGCAGGCGGCAACCAAGGTCTGTTGATGCCTAAACTACAGTTCCGCTTTAGAGTCAATTTCTTGAACTTTGGGGTTGATGTTAATGGTGGACTACAATTAACTAAGCAAGTAGTAGATTGTTCAAGACCAAACCTCTCATTTGAAGAAGTTACCTTGAACGTTTATAACTCAAGAATGTATCTTGCAGGTAAGCACTCTTGGAGTGAATTAACTGTAAACATTCGTGATGACGCATCCGGTACTGTTTCACAGTCAGTTGCACAACAGATCCAAAAGCAGTTTGACTTTGTTGAACAGGCATCTGCTGCAACTGGTCAAGACTATAAGTTCCAAACAAACATTGAAATTCTAGACGGTGGTAACGGCGCTCTTGCTCCTACTGTTCTTGAAAGATGGGAATGCTATGGTTGCTTCATCAAGTCTGCTAACTATAACCAGTTAGCTTATGCAACTAATGATCCAGCAACAATTGCACTATCTATTCGTTATGATAACGCAATTCAAAATTCTACACCAGGTCAGCCAGACGGACCTATTACTGGTGTTGGTACTTTCGTTGGTCGTGCGTTCAACGGTCCTACAGGTATCGCAACTGGTATTGGTTCAACTACCTAATAATTAGGACAAATTAATGTCATTAGGTAATTGGGGTGAAAATTTATTAAATGGGGCTGCCGATGCTTTATTCGGCAGTCCCTACCTAAGAGATTACCAACACGCTGCCAAAACGTTTAGGCCTAACTCTTATGAAAATGCACCTAAACTTAAATTTCTTTTTCATACTTACTTTGAATTTAACAACTCTGTATACACAAATGCTCCAAATTTTGGTATCTTAGTAAAGGAAGTAAAATTACCTTCCTTCACTATGCAAACAGAAGCACTTAATCAGTATAATAGAAAAAGAATTATTCAAACCAAAATTAGATATGATCCGGTAGAAATAATATTCCATGATGATAATGGAAATAACACTACTAGCATGTGGGAAGCATATTATACATATTATTATAACGATGGTACTAGACCAGGCCAAGTGCTACGCGGTAACCGAGGAAATAATAGGTTCTTTGAAGATACCGGCAGTTCAATAATTGACTACAACAACAATAATATTTATAACGAATCCACTGGCGGCGACGATCACACTTGGGGTCTATCAGGTGGCGCAACTGGCCCAGACGGCAGTAAGATACCATTCTTTAAAAACATCACAGTGTTTGGGTTAAATCAACACAATTTTATTGCATACACCTTAATTAATCCTATGATTACTAATTTCTCTCACGATCAATATAATTATAGTGAGGGTTCTGGTATAATGCAAAATAGAATGACTATCGACTATGAAACAGTCGTATACAATCAAGGCGCATTGGACGGAAGAAGTCCTGAAGACATTGTTACTGGCTTTGGTGATGTTGCTAATTACGATAGAACACCTAGCCCTAACATGTCTCCGGGAGCAAACGGAACTATATTGGGAAGAGGTGGATTAGTAGATGCAGCAGGTGGTGCTATCAAATCATTAAAGGATGGCAACATATTGGGTGCTATACGAAATGCAGATGCAGTATACAATGGTCTTAAAAATCCAAATCTTATAGAATCCGCTGCGTTTGAATTAGGTAGTATGTTTGTTGATGCTATCACCAATACTCCAGCTAACCGAAATAGAAACAATCTATTTTCTCTGCCAGGAGCAAGTCAAACTCCGGGACTAAGTGGTCTTGCAGGCTCACCTACTATTGATGCTAGACAAGCGCCGCAGCCAATACTCAGTGAACCCACTGCCGGGGTACAGTTTTCGAGTAATAAAGTTCGCCCTGGGTTCCCAGTAGAAGCACCGTTTAACGGAAACTTCAATGCTGGTATTGACACAGTATAAATAGTATTATGGCTATATTCACTGCAACAACTTTGGGAAATACTGTAAGAATTTTTGATAATTTTTACTCTAACTCCCTTAGGGTAAACGCAGCAGATTGGGATGTTATATATTCTTTCTTTTTAGGTAACTCAAAAAATAAACAAGAAGCTAATAATTTTGCATCATTGTTATTCTTTATTGCACAAGAGGGACAGTTTAGTGTTCTAGATTTATTAGCTACAATTAAGGGTAAAAATAACAAATTGCAGATGAATCAGGTAATTTGTTATTACTTGAATACGTTTAGACCTAAAACTACCCTATATGGAGTAGGAATTATACCCAAACCAAATGAAGCCGTTCAACGTAACGTAGTGTTGTAACATGGGTAAGTGGGCCCAAGGCATATATACGCCAAAAAATCCACAAAAGTACATAGGCAATCACAAACCTAAATATCGTTCCGGTTGGGAACTTACTTTCATGACATTTTGTGATAGTAATGATAGCATTATATATTGGGCTAGCGAATCAATGCGAATTCCATATAAGCATCCACTAACTGGTAAGCCCACAATCTATGTTCCTGATTTCTTTGTAGTATATCAAAACAGATTTGGTAAGCAAGTCGCTGAAGTTGTCGAAATCAAACCAAAAAAACAAAGTATCATTGAGAGTAAGGTAGCAAACGCTAAAGATAGAATGGTAGTAGCTATCAATCACGCAAAGTGGGCGGCAGCAATGGCATATTGCAAGAGCCAGGGCTTAACGTTTAGAGTTATCACAGAAGATGATATCTTTTACAACGGTCGCAAGTAAAACTAAATACTTGTATGACCAAAAAGCTTGAAGAACTATTTGAATTGGCATCGTCTGACGAGAACGATCTGACTATTCCTTTACCTGAAGTCACTGAAGAAGTTACTGAAAAGGCATTAAACACATTAGATAAGATTGAAGCAGCATTACCTCAGGTGAGAGGTCTAGAAGCGGCTGACAACGAGATGGATGAGTTAGCTGATATGGCTACTGCTAGTTACAAAGACCTTATGGATTTAGGTATGCAGGTCGAATCACGCTTTAGTTCTGAAATCTTCAATAGTGCAAGTAGTATGCTAGGACATGCTATTACTGCAAAGACCGCAAAGATTAATAAAAAGCTTAAGATGCTTGACTTACAGATGAAGAAAGCACAGCTTGATCAAAAGATGATGGCAAAAACTGAAGAAATTGAAAATACTCCACTAGGTACAGGCCAGTCACTAGATCGCAACGAACTACTCAAGATGTTCAACCCCAAAAATAACGATTAAAGATAAATACAATATAAAGCTATTCAAGGATCCAATATGCGCAGTTTAAAACAATACATTGTTGAGAGTGTTCACACTTACAATTACACTATTAAAATCGCAGGTCAGGTAGATAAGAACTTCCTTGACATGTTCAAATTTAACTTGAAGAAGTTTGATCCTATCAAGATTTCTGATCCTGTATCAACTCCTATTCAGAAAAGCCCATATGGTTTTCCAGACGCTAAGAATGAACCAGTTCACATCATTAAAGCAGAGTTTCGTTATCCTGCTACTGAACCTATGATTCAGCAAATTGCACAATTGCTTGGCTACAACGTTAATATGGTTCGTGTTGTCAGTACTAACTTCGATGATAGTATCAACAGTGAAAGCGAAGCTTATGCTAACGAAGCTTCACATAGTCCTGTATTAGACCATACTGAACTTGAAGAACAGCCTGGCGCTAAAGAAGCAGCCAAAGCATATGGCAATAGCTATCTTGACAGCATCAAAGACCAAATGAAAGACAATACAATTGACATTCCTTACGAAGGTAAGAAGACTCCAAATGCATTTGATCCTTTCAAGCCAGAAACACAAATGGCAACGATGGGCAAAGAAAGCCCAATGAGCAAGATTACTCGTCCTGCTAAGCCACAAACAGGCGCAATGGGAGGCAGATGATGAAAGACATTATGCAAAAGCTAGCTGAATTAGAAGCTACAGCACCTAAGGTAACGAAGAAGAAAATGTTGAATGAAGATTCGACTACTCCTCCTATCAACGTTTCTAATAAGATTGCATCACTGAAGGATATGTTTGAAGCACTTTCTGAAAGTATTCCTGCAGGCGCAAAGCCTCTTCCTGTATTAGATCCGCAGAATAAGCAAGCTGGCATGGGATTTGTTACAAGCAATAATCCTGCCGTTCAGAACATGCTTAAGGCTCTAGATCCTAAAGATGTTCAGATTGTTCAAGCTCCAGGTCAACCAGGACAAGCTCCGGCAGCAGGTCAGCCTGCTCCAGCTGGTGCAACTGGACAACCTCAAATGGGTCAGATGCAGATGAAAGAAAAGAAGCTTGACGAACTATCACCTAATCTATTAAGTAGAGCAAGCATAGAGGCGGGTAAAAGACAATCGGCAGCGGCAGGAACTGTCATCAACTCCCCGCTAACTGACCCGTTCAGTTTCGAGATAGGTAATTTTCCTGAATTTGTAAGATCAACAAAGTCAGCAAAGATGTTTATTGACAGAGGTTTATTAACTCCGGATACTGCTGTGACCGTTACCCCGGGCGGCGGCGAGCGTAGAATACATACTCAGGCTAAGAAAATACCCGAGTTAAAGGATTTGTTCGGAAACGAAAGAATTGGACCGAGCAAATTTTGGGGTAAAAAAGTAGATAAATTTAATGCTGCCGCAAAGAAAGCAACTTACAGAGACCAAGCTAAGGCACAAACAGCTAATATGAGTCCTGCTCAAAAGCGCCAATATGATGCTATGATTAAATCTGGCGAACTTGCGGAAGCACAGCTTGACGA